ATAAAGCAGTCTACGCTCATTTTCCTCACCTCCTAATTATGCTGATGGCTTTGGCGTATTATTTCCATTATTAGTTCGCTGCTGAACAGCCGTTGGATCTGTACTATCAGAATTAGTCGGTCGGCCACCGGTACTATCGCCGTCGCTTTCAGTATAAGAAGTCTTATGCACCGGATATCTGTTCTCAAAGTCTTCTTCCAGCTCGTGATCCATAAGAGCAATATAATTATCAGGATTAAAGCCTGTCGCCGCGATCCATGCGTATAGACTACCCTTGCCGCGAGCATATAGCGATTCCATATATCCAACCATATTGTTCTTATTTACCATCGTGATTGGAAGGATATATAGCTCAACACGACAACTCGCATCGCTGATGATATTCTGATTGATACACTTATTCAGCTCATCAACAATGTCCTCAATCCATGAATACACATTGGCTGAAACAAGCTCCAAATTCAGATTTGCCGTAGAATAGTTACCTGTACTGCTTCCATCCAACGCACTTGCACTAATGCCAAGATCCTTGTTTACAGAATCAATAATGGAGTTCTCGTTCTTCTCGTCCAACAGAGAAACATCGAGAGAGATACTGTCCAGCTTTGTGCCGGCTGCAAGAGAGAAGAAAGATGTGCCGCTCGAATTTCTGCTCTTGCTGGCAAGCGCGTTCTTCACAAGATCGTGCTGCTGTTTCTGCTGCTTCTCACTTAGAGCAGATGTTCCTTTTTCTTTTCCCTCCGGAAAAGTCTCGTACACAATCTGATTGTTGACTGAATCCAAAACATTTCTTTTGGTATCTACAAAATACTGCGCATAACTTACATCATCCAGAGCGGCAATCGCAAATGGGATACCGAACGGATCTGTAATTTCGCTCTTGATTTTGGTCACAATCGTTTTGTTGTTATTAAGACGCAGCCACGGAGCATCAATCGTCTGGTTCTCATATGCAAGATATCCCTCTTGAATTTCTTTCGGGAATCCAGCAAGCTTTCTTTTCCTGACATCTTCACTCAGATTAGAAAAATACCGCAGATCAAAAGCTACCTGATAGCTATTGTTTCTGCGGCCAATAATTCTTACATAATCAATAGGAAGAGGAATAACCATTGCGTTCATACCAATTGCATTGATTTCTGTGATATTTTGAATTTCATAATCCGTTAAAGCAGTACGATAATCTGGCGTAGCATAATTTGTCTCAAAATAAGCTACATACATGCCATCGTTTGCATTCTTAAAAATGGCATCACGAATTACTTGCTTATATCGAATGGTGTGAAGAGTTGCCTCCATCTTTTGTTTGTTCATACGATAATTACGCGGTCTTTTACCGTCAGCTCGTTTTGATCTACTGACAATAACGCCATCAAGCGTGTGCATCGTCCGCATATAGTCAATTCCGCTTGCAACAACGCCATTAGAATAATAAGCCCAATGCGCTAAATTTCTGATTGCTTCAATATTCGCCATTGGATTTCTAATGAATGTTCTGATTTCCTGAATCGTATATGGCATACGGCCAGAACTTTGTAGCATCCGAATATACGCAGTTTCTAAATTCGTGTTGAACTCATATGTTGGATCTTGCGGCGCTGAATTTTCCTCGTAGACTTCGTTGGTTTTCCAGAAAAATGGAAAGCGTCTTTTATTATTTGGCAATCTTCTCACCTCCTTCAGTTAAATAGTGGTATATACTCATACTCCGAACTATCCGACAACATATCGTGTTCAAGCATCTGAGCAAAATAATTACCGTAAGAGACCGAAGTATAGCGGTCTTTACGGTTGTTGTTGTTTACAATCTTGATAAGCCCTGTCTGTTCTCCACGCTCATATTCCAGATCAATCATCTCATTGATAAGGGCAACCGTTTCAAGATATGGTCGCTCAAAGAAGAGCTGCGTATCCACATCAGCAGTAGCATACTCAGGAATAAAGTTTGCAATTTCATCAACCGCCTCAGTATTACTAATCAATAGATCAATCATTCCGGAATTCAAGGCGTTTCTCATTGACTCGGCAATGTTGCTATTCGTTTCAAGCTGTGCTTTGATAATGTAAACATTTTCTTCTGCTCCAGCAATCTGAATACGATTAGCAACTTTCTCATCATTCATACATTTCCAAGGCTTATACTCCATATTGCGTTCTTCGTCATATAGAACCTTAGCAAGCATATCATAAACAGAGATACCTGCATTACGACCGTCCAAAACACAGTAATCCGCATTGAAATCAGTATATAGCTGTTTAATACGAATGGCCTGCTTGGTCGTTTCGCCGCCATGAACAGCCTCCATATAACTGACTTGACGTCTATATCCGCGCTTTACTTCGATGTGTTCGCCCTGAGTATCCATAACTTTATACTCCTGGCTCTCTGGAAGCAGACGAATGCAAGAATAAATAGAGTTATCTGTGGCGTTACCGCCCTCCATAGCAATATCACAAGACAAAATACGAATCTCGCCAACTTGCTTTGGAATATCATATTTGTTCTTCTGCTTCAAAAGCGCTTCGTCGTTTCTTCTTGGATAGAAAGCTCTCTTCAACCTGCGGTTACGATTGAGCTGCTCGTAATTGAAGAAAGATTTTGCATTTTCTGCAATCATCTGGTTTTCGTACTCAATCGCCCAAGAAATCGGATCGAGCTTCTTCCGTTCTTTGATCAAGAAGTTTCTCGTTTTGATATTGTGTTTCAGAGCGATGCTATAATCCATTGCAATTACACACGAAGAACCATCTGTAAACATATCCTTAGTAAGAGTCTGGACGAGCTTCCACATCCAGTGGCTTTGATACCACGCAGAAGAAATATAAACTTCTTTTGGTTCTTCGACCATAGAAGAATACTCTGGAAGCTTCAGATAATCAGCCTGACGGATATATAGGAACGGCGAAAGAACGCTATCAATGATATTCTTGACGATCATGCGGAATTCTTCGTAAATCATTACCGTCGCACGATAACCACGAGCATTTTCATTTGCAGCAACAACAACAATGGAACTGCCATTCTTGAAAATCACTTCAATTTCATTTTGGTTATCTTTGAAGCTATCAATCTCAGCAGCCAATAACGGCGATTTTGGTATAAGCTCCTTTTTGATCTTCTCAGACACAATAAGACGAGCTTGCTTTTTAGTTGCAGACGCAACAACAATTTTCGCCCCAGGTCTCAAAATAGCTTCTTTACAAGCAAAAATAGCAATTAGAAATGATTTTGCCGCAGATCGCGCAGCAACAATACAAAAGCTCGGAACGAATTCCATCAAATACAAGATGATGTGTTGGTATAGGTGAAGAACAATTCCGAAATAATGCTCTACAAATCTTGATGGGTTACGACGATAGAATGTGATCCATTCCATA